AAATCCATGTTAAAATATTTCCGTAACATTCGTATTAAGTATAAACATCTTGCGGGTGAATTAAAAGATAGTGACCCCGTTGCATCTGAAATGTATGACCGTAAACAATTACCAATTAAAATTTTCATTAACGCATATTTTGGTTCATTATCTGCACCACATGTATTCCCTTGGGGTGAAATGGATTCAGGTGAAACCATTACATGTATCGGTCGCCAATGTTTACGCATGATGATTATGTTCTTTATGAAAAAAGGTTATAAACCACTCGTAATGGACACAGATGGTGTTAACTTTGAAGCACCTGAAAGTGCTAAAGAATCAAGATATATTGGTAAGGGGTTAAATGAATTGGTTAAAGAGGGTAAAGAATATGTGGGTATTGAAGCAGATACCGCAGAATTTAATGATATCTTTATGCGAAACGAAATGGGTCTCGATATCGATTATACCGCACCGGCATGTATAAATGTTTCTCGTAAAAATTACATCATTAAATTGATGAAAAAGGGTAAAGAAAAAATTAAACTTACAGGAAACACAATTAAATCTAAAAAATTACAAACATATGTTGTGGAGTTTTTAGATGAGGGTTTAAAACATCTTTTAAATGGTGATGGACATTCGTTTGTTGAATTATATTACGATTATGTTGAAAAGATTTTCAATAAGGAGATACCTTTATCTAAAATTGCAAATAAGGCACGTGTTAAACAATCAGTTAATGATTATAAAAAACACATACAGAAAACAACTAAATCGGGGTCTTTAATGTCAAGACAAGCACATATGGAACTAATCATTCAAAACGATTATCCTGCTGGTTTAGGTGACACAATATATTATGTAAACAACGGTCAAAAGAAATCTTCGGGTGATGTTCAAAAGGTGACCAAACCAACTAAAAAACAACAGGAAGAATTCACAGCTAAAAACGGTTATCCAATGCCGGATGGTTATATTGAGGTTAACTGTTATATGATTGACGAAAAAGAAATAACCAATAATCCCGACCTAAAAGGTGATTATAATGTTCCTCGTTATTTAAATAATTTCAATAAAAGAATTGAACCTTTATTAGTGGCGTTTAATCCATCAATTCGTGAAGACATTTTAATTGAGGACCCAAAAGATAGACAATACTTTACCAAATCTCAATGTGAACTTGTAAATGGATTCCCTTTAAAAGAAAGTGGTCAAGATAAATTTGATGAGGTAATGACCTTATCGGATAGTGAGGTTGTATTTTGGAATAAAATAGGTAGAGACCCATTTTTCATGTATGTTGAAAATAGTTTAGAATTAGCCGACCAATATTGGGTTGAACACAACAGAAAAGTACTATTGTCACAAGCTCAAAGTACAACAAGTAATGAGGATGAAATTATCGGTAATGATAATGGTGACCTTATATTACACGTAACAGAAGGTTAAATTACGTTGTATGGATTTTGGAATGGTCTATACTTTAACGATTTATTAAGATTCTCCGCTTCGTTACCCTTTCTTTCAAGAAGTTTATCGGGGCGGAGTCTTTCTAATCTCGCCATAAGTTCTTCCACCAATTTCATTCTTTCGTCTTTACCTTCAGTAAGTAAAGAACTATAATCTAATTTTACTTGGGAATCGGGAACTTGTAAATCACCTGAAAATTTACCCCAAATTCTACCTAAACCTTCTTTTGAGTAACCTATTAGATACTTTCTAACCCAGTTTTGTGCCGGTTTGTTTAATGCTTCCCAAGTTAATTGTTCAGTATCAACATCCGACGGTAATTTAACTATGTCTTTATTTTTTGCCAAACAACTATCTCTATCTGTTGTTTCATAATACCAATACCAAACTTGATAGTTACGTTTAATATTGTTAAAATCAAACTTACCTCCTGGTACGTTATATAAGTGGATTAACTTCTTCCCTTCGGGACCTGCAGTAATTCTATATGTAACATCACCACCGATTAAACGGTTTTTAATGTTTCTATCTTGCATTCTCAATAACAAATCGAAAGCGGGCATCATAAAATAATTACCTGAACTACCGATTTGACCATAACCACCCACACCACCAAATCCACCACCACCAAGACCTCCAAACCCGCCTAAAAATGGGTCAACAATAGAATCTTGTAATTCCGCTCTACTAAACCATAAAAGTTCATTGATTTCACGACCGGCAGGTATTTCATAGGTTTGAGTACCTCCTGTTAATGTAATGAAATCTTTTTTAAGTTCACTATCCCCACCCGCTTGTAAACCTACAATTTTAGAATATGAATGACTAAATTGTGTTTCATAATCTAAACTTCTTGTGGTAAACGCTCTCGTTAAAGATTGAGTATCTAAATCCAGTCCAACTAAAGATGACCATTGAGATTCGATTAACCAATCTGATACGTATTGTTCATATTCAGATAAGGATAATTCAAGAAAAGTATCCATTTGTTCTTCTGTTAATTCAATACCACGAACGGGCATACCCAATAAATGGAAAACTTGTGTATATAATTTTTCTTTTTCGGTAGGTGAAATGATTGTCGCCATAATTTGTTTTATTCTAATAAATAGTTTATATTTTAGATTATGAATATACAAGAAAGATTAAGAAATCTACAAATAGACCCACTTTATAAGATTTCATTAACCGATGATATATCAAAATCATGGCAAAGGAACGATAATATCAAATTATATCTCGCTAAGGAAATTTTGGGAATTTTAAAAGAAATATATGAACCCTTAGGTATGTGGGCTCAAAATCCGAAAAAAATAGATAAACCCGATTTTGGGGTTATCATAAACAACGAGTGGTCGCCTTTAATGCAGGCAGATACAAATTATACTTGTCATTCTTTAATTTTCAATCGATGTAATAAATTTTTATTGGGATTATATCGTAAAAAGGGTATTGAGGAAATCATTATTGATGGGACTCTGTTTACCTATAAAGAACAAATTGTTTTTAAATCAGAAGATTCTGAAACTGAAACTATCGATAAATTAAAAAAAATATTAAAAATTGTAAAATACAAAAAAAATGAAATATTTTTAATCGGTACCGAAATGTATGACAATTTAATATCACTTTTTAATAAAACAATGTCTATTGGAGATTTGGCACAGAAATTTTATGAAAAAGATATTTATTTTTTCTTCCCAGATTTATTAGAATATAAATCAACAGAGGGAAGGGGGGATTATAATGACAGAAAAGAGGGTGTTGATGTTTGGAAAATTCATAATGATGGGTCAAAAACTACTGACCAAATAAAATCCACATGTAATATACAAAAAAGAGAGAATGGATATTTTGTTGATGTTAGTATGAGTAAAAAATCAAAATGCACATATTATGTGTTTGTATGTGTCGATTCGAAAATTATGATTTTTAAGAACGATAAAGAAAAAATGACATTCGAAGAAAATGGGGTTTTATTTAATAATGATTTACTTTTTAAAGAAAAAATATATGAATAAGAATTTATTGGAATTATTTGAAATTTGTGGTAAAAATGATTTTGAATTTACATTTAAAATGAAGGAAGGAGAAGAAAATGTTTTATCGTTAGATTTAATGAATAAAAAAGTTAATGTTTTAATCGGTGATGTTAGTGATAAGAATTTGGACACGTCAATAAGAGACTTAATTATTTCCATTAAAGGAGACTCTTAATTAAATCTCTACTGAACGATTCGGAATATTCGCCATCACCCATAACTTGGTCAATTACACCTTTCTTCTTTTGTAAAATATTATAAATAACTTTTTCAATAGTGTTCTCAAATACTGGATAGTAAACGAGGACACTATTTTTTTGTCCATATCTATATGCACGGTCCTCACCCTGTGAGTGGTCCGCGGGAACAAATGATAAGTCATTCATAATAACAACCTCAGCCGCAGTTAAAGTAATACCAACACCCGCAGCTTTAATATTACCAATAAAAACTTTAATTTTATCGTCGTTTTGGAATCTATCTACATTTTCTTGTCTTCTATCTTTATGCATACGACCATCAAGTGTTACTGAATTCTTTTTATATTTTTCATGTAACATGTCGAGCGTCATTGTGAAGTTAGTTAACACAATAACTTTTTTACCTTGTTCCAAACATTTATCAATTAACTCACAAGTGTAAGGTATTTTTTCATATGCAATAAGTTGTCTAATTCTCATTAAACGATTAAGTGTAACGGTAATTGTTTCGGAATCCTTATTGTCATTACTAATACGAGTAAAATCATCTAACTCTTCATCATACATTTTACTATTCAACTCAACAAATACTGGTGTTACAATTTTTTCAGGTAAGTCAAGAATATCGGTTTTCATTCTACGAAGAACCAAATTCTTTGTACGTTCACGAAGTTCATCTAAGTTACTTGCACCACTTGTGTTCCATACTTTTCTTTGTCCCACTCTAAATTGATAACCTGCACAATATCTACGAACATATGATTGCCAATTCAAAGTCAATGGAGATTCAACAATTTTTAATAAATTAAAATAGTTTATTGGGCGTGATGTCATTGGGGTACCTGTTAATAACCAAACTTTTGGTATTGTTTCAAGTACGTCATTTAATAAACGAGTTCTATTTGCTGTTGAATTCGAAATGTAATGTGCCTCATCCACAATTGCCAAATCGAAATTAGCGTGAACTAATAATTTATAATCTTCACTATCTTCACTTTTATCCGTGGTGTGGTAATTCTTAATGATATCATAGTTGATAATATAAAAATCAAAAGTTGACCCCCATTTACGACCTTCAACAATTAAAACACGTCTATCAGAATAATTTGAAATTTCTCTTTGCCAGTTAATTTTTAACGATGCGGGACAAACGATTAAAATTTTTCTGGCACCACTTTCCAATGCACCAATTACTGCAGATGTTGTTTTACCAAGACCCATATCATCAGCAAGTATAAATTTATCATTCGCTAATAATTTTTCAATGGCCACTTTTTGATGTTCCATTGGTGGTCTTTCTTTATATTTTGAATAATCAATTACACGATTTAATTTTTTCTCTTCTTGTATGATGGCCGCCTTAGGTAACCACATTGCACTAAGTTGGTCATTTTCTAATATTTTACCCCATATATGATACGCCTTGTCAGATTCACATAACAATTTTTCACACCATATTTTTTGTGGTGCATTAGGTAATAATCTATCTTCTTGAATTTTCTCACCAAATGTAGATACTATACCAATATATTTTCTAGCCACCTTTGGTGTGATATTGTGATATTTTTGAACATACTCAGCTTGTGGTCGAGTAAGTTTAAAATTCTTTACGTCCGTAAATTTTCTTTTCCACTCCAATAATTGATTATTGGAACCTTCATATGTTGACAGAATATTTCTTGCCTCAATTTCGGGAATCTTTGTTTCCATATTAAAATATAAATAATTAGAATGTAACATTAAACTATTTATTAGAATATGAACAATAAACTACCGATTACCAGATTAGGTAAATTCTTATCTCAGGACGATTTTGATTTAAATATTCAAATAGGACAAGAATATCTACATGGGGATTTAAACATGAAATTGGTTCTTTATCGTGTAGATAGAGAAAAAACTGATACCGATTCGGTATATGCTGAAGTTGGAGTTGACCAAACTAAATTTTTCCCTCCTGTTGAATTTAATGCGTTGGTTAAAATTGAAGAACCTAAAAATTCATCATATAATGGTGGATTGATGAGGTATTTGGAGCCGGGTAATATGTCTCTTTCTGTTTATATAAAACATTTAGAAGAATTAAAAATAGATATTAGATACGGTGATTACATTGGTTACCCTGAATCTGAAACAAGAACAAGATTTTATCAAGTAACTAATGACGGTAGAGTAACGTCGGACAATAAACATAATATGTTTGGATACAAACCATATTACAGGTCAATATTATGTTCACCTGTTCAAGATAACCAATTTAGAGGAGTTTAATATGGGAATACCTAAAAGAAAAACAAGTATTTCGGTTTATACCGGTAAAGAACTTACCGAAAGAAGACAAGAGTTATTAGATAAGATAACAAAGTCTGACACGTATCTACCTGATTCTATTTTACACGACGATTTAGATGGTGGTTTTTTAGATTATGTCCAAAAAAACTTTAATGTTGTTGCTGACGGTAAAAAAATACCCGTTATTAAGAAAATATTAACTGTACAAAGATGGGGAGAATTTTCAAACAATTGGGAATTTTCAGACGAAGACGGTAACCCAATGTTACCATTTGTTTCAATTGTTAGAAAACCAGACGTTCAACCGGGTACAAACCCATCGGTACAAAGAACCATACCTGACAGACATCAATTTTATTATGCATCCGTACCAACTTGGAACGGTACCCAAATGGGGGCTGATATATACAAAATACCTCAACCTGTACCTGTTGATATCACTTATGAGGTATATGTTGCTTGTAATAAGTTTAGAGATTTAAACAAATTCAGTAAAGTAGTACTTCAAAATTTCTCATCTAGACAGGATTATACTCAAGTTAAAGGTCATTACATTCCAATCATCATGGATAGAGTGGAAGATAACACACCTTTAGATACTATGGATGGTCGTAGATTTTATATGCAGAAATATACATTCACAATGTTAGGTTTCTTAATTGATTCTGAAGAATTTGAAGTAAAACCGGCAATTAGTAGATTTTTCTTAATGAATGAATTTGCAAAAGAAGGTGCGGGTAGAAAGAAATATGTAAGTAAAGCTATTGATATTACTGTAATGTCATTTACAGGTGATGGTATGCAGACACAATTTAGCGTTGGTGAAAGTATAGGTACCTTGTTTAGTGTGACAATAAATGGTCTTTTACAAGAAAGAGACGTGGATTATTTTCATGTGGCTTACACATCTAAAGTTACATTTGCAGAGGCACCTTTAGAAGGTAGTACCATTGTAATTTCATATTATAAAGGTAGAAATAGTGTTATTATCGACAATTACGGTAAACTAATACAAGTTACCACAGAATATTTTACATATTCAGGAGGAACTCCAGTTTTTAGAACCTATAATAATATCAATAGTGTTGTTACATTAGACATAAATGGTCTTGTTGAAGAGGAGGGTCAGGGTTTTGATATAACAGGTAATCAAGAAGTAACAATATTGGGAACCCCTGTTATCGGTTCGAGAATTGGTATTACATATTTGTACTAATCTTCTCCGTAAATGTCTTTCTTTTTGGGTTTACAAAGGTCTTCAATAAATTTCTCTAAAACTTTATAAATTTTTAAACCATTCCTATCACAATGGTTTTTTAACATTTCGTGGTGTTTCTCACTAATTTTTACGTTTTTAGTTTTGTTATCCATAGTAAAAGATAAATAAAGATAAAAAAGGATAATTAACTATCTTTTTTCAAAAAAGTACGGAAATCTTTGCTAAAAACAAAGATATTTATAGAATAACTAATAAAAATAATTAACCAAACAACAATCGATGGCAAATTCAAACAGAGTATTCGTATCTCCAGGTGTGTACACATCAGAGAAGGATCTTACATTCGTGGCACAAAGTGTCGGAGTTACAACATTGGGTTTAGTGGGTGAGACTTTAAAAGGTCCGGCATTTGAACCAATTTTAATTGGTGGTTTCGACGAATTCAAAACATATTTTGGTTCAACTTCACCAGAAAAAGACGGTGCAGGAAATCCTAAATATGAATTACCTTATGTGGCTAAATCTTATTTACAAGAATCAAATCAATTATTCGTTACAAGAATTCTTGGTTTAACAGGTTACCTACCTTATAAAACATTTGGTATTAAAACAATAAGTGGTGATTCTAACTATAACAATAAAGTAGTTGTATCTCTAAGGTCTAGAGGTCAATATGTTGGTCAAAATCTAACATATGCGACATCTGGAATGACTCAAACAGGTACAACAACAATTGCAATTACAGGTTCAGGTCTAACAACAAACCCATTGGCTGAATTTACATTATCGGTAACGGGAAATACAGGAGTTAAATCATTTACATGTTCTTTAGATAAAACATCACCAAAATACATTTCAAAAGTATTAGGCACAAGTGTTTTTGATAAGAATATGGACGATTTTCCGTTATATGTACATGAAGTTTATCCTAATTATGTTGAATCGGCTTATAAACAAGGTAATTTAACGGGATTAAGTCTAACACCGGTAATAAATTTAGAAAGTGACAATTATTTAACTCAATGGAAAACCGCAGCTTCACCAACAGTAGTATCTGAAGTAAGAGGTGGTCAAGTTGCAGATTTATTTGACGTTATTACAATTTCTGATGGTGATTCTTCAAATGAACAAGTTAAAATTACTATTCAAAATATAAATTTAGAAACAGGTGAATTTGATTTAATTGTTCGTGATTTTAACGATACAGATGAAAATCAAGTAGTACTTGAGAAATTTACAAGATGTTCAATGAATCCTGACATGCCAGGATATGTTGCAAGAAAAGTGGGTACTTCAGACGGTGAATATGAGTTACGTTCTAAGTATATCATGTTAAGTATGACAGATAATCACCCAACAGATGCGTTCCCTGCAGGATTTAAAGGATTCACATCAGCAACATTATCGGGTTCAACTACATTAGGTGCAGTTAACTATAAAGTAAAATATTTTGATGCGGGTGACGTAATTTATTCAGGTGCAACATTCTCAGGAACAACTTCAAGTGGTGATAAAGTAAAGAAAGTATCTTTAGGTTTATCTAGCCAAGAAGGATATCAACACGATGCTGCATTGTTTAAATATAAAGGAACGGCAGCTAATGGTGAAACTAACGGTTTCCACTTATCAACTAACGCATCTTCAATCACAAGTACAACATATCAATGTACACCATATGATTTAGAAGGTCAATCAGGTGGTAACGCTAACAAATTGACAAATATAAACTATCGTAAGTTTACATTTGCAGTAGGTGGTGGATTTGATGGTTGGGATGTTTACAGACAAACAAGAACATACGGTGACCAATTTATATTTGGTAAAACAACTTATATAACAGGTAACACAGATAATGGTGGGGTGTTTAGTACATCTGCTGGTAACTCTGATTACTATGCATATAACACTGGTATTCAAACATTTGCAAACCCTGAAGCTGTTGATATTAACGTATTTGCAACTCCGGGTATTAACTTCTATGACCACTCATCTTTAACAAATCAAGCAATTGATATGGTTGAAAATGATAGAGCGGATTCATTATATATTATCTCAGCACCAAATGTTGATGATTCAGATACTGTAACAGGATATCTTGATGACTTAGCAATTGATTCTAACTATTCAGCAACATATTGGCCTTGGATTCAAGTAAGAGACACAGATAACGCAACTCAACTTTACATTCCACCAACAGGTGAAGTATTGAAGAATATTGCTTTAACTGATAATGTTTCATATCCTTGGTTCGCGGTTGCCGGTTATTCAAGAGGTTTGGTAAATGCAATCAAAGCTAAAAAGAAATTAACATTAGACGAAAGAGACACTCTTTACAAGAATAGAATTAACCCAATTGCAACATTCTCTGATACAGGTACTATCATTTGGGGTAACAAAACTCTTCAAGTTAGAGAATCTGCATTAGATAGAATCAACGTAAGAAGATTGTTATTGAGAGCAAGAAAGTTAATTTCAGCTGTTGCTGTTAGATTATTGTTTGAACAAAACGACGAACAAGTAAGACAAGAATTCTTGAGATTGGTAAATCCTATCTTAGAATCAATCAAGAAAGAAAGAGGTTTATATGAATTTAAGGTAACTGTATCAAGTGACCCTGAAGATATAGACGCAAATACATTAAGAGGTAAAATCTATGTAAAACCAACTCGTTCTCTTGAATTTATTGATTTGGAATTCGTAATTACTCCAACAGGAGCTTCATTTGAGAATATCTAATCTAAAAGGAGAATATAAAAATAAGAAAGGGAGGCCGAAAAGCTTCCCTTTTTTTATTGTAGAACGTTCCACGTGGAACATTGGATATAATAATTAAATGATTTTATTTGCCCAGTATACTAGAATATACTAGAACTAGTATTTATATAATAATAAATAATAAACTAGATATATTATTTATACTGGAACTAGATACTGGAGGATTTTGTAAAAAACTACGAAAAATTTTTGATAAAATCAAGTTTGGTCCGATAAATAATTTATTTTCTATTTAAGATATATTTATAAGAAGTAAAAATAACAAAAAATTTAACTAACACAAAATGGCAGATTTACTAATGAAAATGCCGGTTCCTTACGAACCAAAAAGACAGAATCGATTTATTCTTCGCTTCCCATCATCATTGGGTATCAATGAATGGTTTGTAAGTTCCGCAGCTAGACCAAAAGCAAAAATTAACTCAACAGAAATTCAATTCTTGAATACTTCAACTTATGTTGCTGGACGTTTCACATGGGAAGAACTTAGAGTAACCTTTAGAGACCCAATCGGTCCTTCGGCTTCTCAAGCTCTTATGGAATGGTTCCGTTTACATGCAGAATCAGTAACAGGTAGAATGGGATATGCTGCTGGTTATAAAAAAGACATTGAACTTGAAATGTTAGACCCAACTGGAGTTGTGGTTGAAAAATGGATTCTTCAAGGAACATTTATCACAAACTTAGACTTCGGTGAACTTGATTACTCAAGAGACGAAATCTCAACAATTACTTGTAATTTGAGAATGGACCGTTGTATCCAAGTATTCTAATATAATCATTTTATTTAAAGAACCGGTAACCAAATTAGTAAATCTGTCTAATAGGTTATCGGTTTTTTTGTTTGCTCAAAACTTTACTTTTTAATAGTTATAGTTTAAACTTACACTATGGAAGAATATAGAATTGACCCCCGAATTGCATATGATGTGGTGGAATTACCAAGTAGAGGTATTCATTACGCTAACAATAAGAAATCATTAAGAGTTGCATACTTAACTGCTGCCGATGAAAATATTTTAGCGTCACCAAATTTAATTCAAACAAACGCAATCGTTACCGAACTTTTAAAAAGAAAAGTAATTGATAAGGATATTGCAATTGACGATATTGTTGAAGAGGATAGACAAGCAATTCTTATATTTTTAAGAAACACTGCATTTGGTTCAGATTATAAGGTTAAATTAACAGACCCAAAAACAAATGAGGAATTTGAAGTTGACATCGATTTAAGTAGTCTTAATTTCAAACCATTTGATTTAGAAAGTGACGCAAACGGTGAATATCCATATTATATGGAAAAATCTAAAATTCATATCACATTTAAATTTTTAACACAAAAACAAGAAAATGAAATTCGTGAAATGAATAAAAGTTGGAATGGTGTTGGGTTCGCTCCCGTTATTACCAAACAACTTGAGGGTATGATTAAATCGGTCGAAGGAAACAAAGACCCGATGAACACTCGTAATTTTATTGAAAATCTTCCAATTAAAGATTCACAAGATTTTAGAAAATATATTTCAGATGTAAAACCTGGAATAGACTTAACACAACAAGCAATCGCCCCGTCAGGAGAAGTAGTCCAATTTACTATTGGATTCGGGGTTGACTTTTTTCGCCCTTTCTACGGAGTATAAGAAAAATCAATTATCTGAAATACATTATTTGGTTAGAAAAGGATTCTCTTATGGAGACATTTTAACCATGCCTGTTTATATAAGAAGATATTATATAAACTACATAATGGAAATAGAAAATACGGACTAATCTATTTATATGTATGGCGAATGTAAAAGACTTAGAAACACTTGCAAAACAGCAGAATTGGATGAAATTCTTGACAACATATAATGATGTATATGCTGATAGAGACAAGAATAAAACCATGGACACAAGAACTAGAGAGGCTAAATCACTCTATGACGGATATCAGATGGATGGAGGAGGTAGAACTCCGAATGATAGTGGATTAGCGTTAGGTAACTTAGTTTCAAAATTTGCGGGGTCACAACAATCAGGACAATACTATACAGACATATCAAAAACAGTAAATGCGGATTCTATTGTTGGTGCATTAAGTGGTTCTAAAGGAGGATTAGCCACACCCGATGAATTAGCTAAAAAATTATTTAGTGCAGGATTAACAGAAGTTTCAAACGAATATCAAAATCAAACTAAGTTATTAGAAGATATTAACACCAAAACTAGTTTAACAGGTAAATTATCTGCGGATTTTAGAAATCAAATTAGTGAGGCGGGTAGAGATTTAACCAAATTAGGTATTTCTTTTGACACGGTAGCAATTGCATCAACCAATTTATTACAAACAACTGGAAGATTTAATGTTTTAAACAGAGAAACATTATATGATGTTGGTAAAATAGGTCAAGCTTATATTGGTGACATGTCCAAAATGATGGAAATGATACCTGAATTTGAAAAAGTGGGTATCGGTGCAAAAAGTACTATTGATGCGGTTCAAAGAACGGGACAACGTTCATTAGAGTTAGGTTTGAGTTCAAAAAAAGTTGCAGAATCCTTACAAACAAATATAGGAATGTTAAACCAATACGGTTTCCAAAAAGGTATTGATGGACTTGCAAGAATGGTTCAAAAATCAATTGAATTCAAATCAAGTATGGAATCTGTAGCTGCAGTTGCGGAAAAGGTGTTTAGTCCTGAGGGTGCATTAGAATTATCAGCAAATTTACAAGTGTTAGGTGGTGCAATTGGTGATTTTAATGACCCACTTAAATTGATGTATATGGCAACAAATAATGTTGAAGGACTACAAGACGCTTTAATTGAAGCTGCTGGTTCTTTGGCGACATATAATCAAGAACAAGGTAGATTTGAGGTTACTGGTGTTAATCTTAGAAAAGTAAGAGAAATGGCAACCGCTCTTGGTGTTGATTACAAAGAATTAACTAAGACTGCAATTGCAACACAAGAAAGACTTTCATCAACTCAAATGTTGTCAGGTTTACAAATTGAAAGTGATGATAAAGAATTTTTATCGAATTTAGCACAAATGCAAGATGGCAAAATGACCATAGCATTAAATTCTGAAGAATTAAGGAGACAATTTGATGGTGCAAATTCAGTTGCATTAGACCAAATTGATGATAGACAAGCAAAATTATTATTAGAATATAGAAATCAATTTAAAGAAATGTCACCTGAAGATATTGTTAGAGGTCAGGCGACAAATATTGAGAACATTAGAAGAGACGTATCTTATTTAGTAAAGGCGGCGGCATTAGCTGCAGGTAGAGAAGGAAAAGAGTTATTTAACAAGTTGGTAGATATGGGCAAAATTGCTGATATCACAAGAGAGTCGATGCCTAAATTAGCTGCGGCGTTAACAAATGAAATAAAGGGACTTGGTTCTACATTAAAAGATGATAAACAAAAAGGTAAAGTAGAATCACCTAAAAATTCAGTAACTCAAGAACAGGCTAAAAAAATGGTACAAGAGGAGACCGAAAAGAAACAAAAAGAAATGAGTGTTAATAAAACAGTTACCGTTAAAAATGAATACGAATTTAAGGGAGGTGCAACATTAGTTGATGGTTGGATGAGAGAAACTGTTAAAAATTCAAGCATTTATAATGATTTTATTGTAACTGATGAGAAAGAATATACTCAACCGTCGACAGCTAAAAGATAATTAAATCTATTTATAAGATAAAAGAGAATAATGCCAAGTTACTTAGATTTTGATTCAACAAAACGATTTAGAGATTTCATATTAGGAAAGACTTTACAGGTTCCTAATGGTCCACAATCATTTACAAATACAACATATGAGTTACAAGGATTAGATGTGGTTGCAAATGTTGACCCAGGTGCTGTTGATACAAACAGAAATCAAGATTTAACAATCCCACAAAAAAACAACATATACAAACCAACTGAATTTTTCATAAAAGAAAATTTAGATACATTACCAAGAAGAGCAAATTTAAATTTATACCCATATTTTACTCAAACTAATCACAATTTAATTAGTATAGTTGAGAATCAAACATATGATACAGAATCTGAGTTATTTAAATTTGCGGCAAATTATATTGGTAAAGATAAAAATGGTCCTGTTTATACAAGAATTGCTGCCAATACCGAAAGAACCATTGATGGTAAAGTAAGAATATTAGACGCGTTAAATGGTAATACCGCAACAGCATTAAACATTATTACGGGTCGTGAACCATTAGTGGAACCAAACAATAAGATTACCGTAGCAAGTACTGTTTTTGGTAAAGGAATTGATTTTTTACAAACAGTATCTGGAACACAATTACCTTTTAGTGAAATACCGGGTGATTATTTAAGCAATCCAACAAACCCTATAAATTATAGACCTGAAGCATCTACTGAATTAGGTAAATTATGGCAAGACACTACGGGTGCGTTAGGTTCACTTATTGGAATACAAAGAAGACCAAAGTTATCAAGAAAACCTTCTGATTTGTTAATTGAATATATGGGTCAAGGTCCAAAACAAAGACTTTTTGATTCATTAACATTCAACAAATACGCACCAAATTATACAACAACCGCAAGGTCACAAAATTCATCTAAGATTTTTAATTTTGTTGATAAAATTGGACAAGGAGTTAAAACACTATTGGGTGTTGAAGCACCTGCGGGTATTGCTTATATTGGAGACGATAGAGGTACCGACGTAAAATACGCAATGTCAGACTTTAATGACAATCAAGTTAGAAGTAGTTACTATCTAACATTGATGTTTGATAAAACTGCGGCCGAAGTATTTCAAAAAAGTAAAAACATTACTGAAGGAGGTACAATTGGAGGTAAACTTACATGGTATAGTAAAAATTCTAAAAATGTATTAGGTGCTAACAATAAAGAATATAGGTCATCTGAACAATCAAGATTACAAGAAACACTTTCAACAAAGTATACTTTTAGAGAAGATTCTATTTTAGGTAAAACACAAGAATTATTAGATAGTATGCCATCTAATGGTGGTGAAGCGCGTTCACACGTTGCGAATGTTATCGACCAAACAAGTAGAATGTTTAAAGAGGGTGATGTTGTTATTTCAAGAGGTTCTGCTGTTAGATATGTTGACAAGAAAAACGTTGAATCAGGTGTAGAATATTGTCGTGTATGGACAAAAGACCGTTCATATATGAACTATTCAGATACCATGAAAAAAACCAACACATATAGAAAATTTGATGGTAGCGTAATGGGAGGACAAAGTAGAGTTTGGAATCTTAATATCGCACCAATTTCTAATGGTAAAAAATCTTTTGAAGGTTCAACCAATATGTTTGATAATTACAAATATGGTGGTGGTTTTTATGCAAAAAAATATATGTTCTCCATTGAGAACTTAGCTTGGAAAACATCTAATGCGGATGGTTTTAGAGTTACAGATTTACCGGCATGTGAAAGAGGACCTAATGGAGGTCGTGTTATGTGGTTTCCACCATACGATTTAAAAGTTAGTGAACAAAATAGTGCTAGATGGGAATCAAATGCGTTTTTAGGTAGACCAGAACCAATATACACATATCAAAATACAGAAAGAACTGGTCAAGTATCATTTAAAGTTGTAGTTGACCACCCAAGTATTTTGAATTTACTTGTTAGAGAACATTTCAACGGAATGTCAGATGAAGATGCCGATAACTACATCAATGCATTTTTTGCTGGATGTAAAGATGAAGATTTTTATACGTTAGTGAAAACATATACAATGTTAGATACTGACGACATCAGAAGAATTAAAGAATATTTGAATGAAGGTAAATCACCTGAAACAATTCAAAAATACAAATACAATTTAGAAACGGTAGAAGAGGTTAAACCAAATACAGGAGAAAATCCAAAACCAACAATCGAACCGTATTCTATGTCATTATATTTCCCAAATGATTATCCACAAGGTAATGTTACTAACGATACAAAAGCAACACAATCCTTTAGTGATATATTTGCGGAATATAATGCTAATTCAGGAACATATTATAGTGATGCAACAACTGAATTAACCAATTTATTAACCGATAGTACACCATCAGCAAATCAATTAAAAGATATTAAAACAATATTTGGTGTTGAAAAATCACAGATTACTGATACGGGTACAACTCTTAATAAACAATTAGAAAGAATAAGTAATGGATTTAACGCATTAAATGTTAATTATAATGCATTTGATGCTTCATTAACTTCATTAAAGGAAGCTATTAGTAAAAATCAAATAGATACTGCGGAATTTGTGATTGTTGCCACCACATCTGAAGTGGCTAATGATACTTATAATTTTTATTTAGGCATGAGAAGAGCACATTCAATAGTAACGAATGTGTTAAATAAAATTGAAAATGGTAAAATACCTGACATAAAATGGCCTAAAACTGAAAACGTATCGAGTAAAAAAGATGATGGTTTTAGTTTTAACTTAACAGTTAAATGTTCAGATTTGGGTTATGAAAATAACTTAGGTAAAATTAAATTTAAATTTACAAGTGAGGGAGAATCTGCTGTTATAAAAAGTCCAGACCCAAATGATAGTAATTTAGATTGTAAAACAGTTATTTACGATACTAATGGATTAAAGATACACGCACCTAATCCATTTTATTGTAGACAAGTCGGTGTTAAATTTAGTGCAATAAATGTACCTAAACAAGACGAACCACAAAAAATCAAAATACCAAAATTAACAAGTGTACCCGATGGTGACCCTATTCCTAAAGTTTCACCAAAACCTTCAATTGATATTATGAAGAGAATCATTATGAAAACTCTTTCAGAATGTCATTACTTTAAAAAGTTAGAAGAAGATTCACCACTTGCGTTTTCATCGTTAAAGGAAAAATTAAAATATTTCCATCCAGGTTTCCATTCAACAACACCTGAAGGATTAAATTCACGTTTAACGTTTTTACACCAATGTGTGAGACCGGGTAATACTATTCCTATAAAGGGAATTGCGGATATAAATGACTTAAATGCAAGAAATACTTCATTTGGTCCTCCACCTGTTTGTGTTTTAAGAATTGGTGATTTCTATCACTCTAAAATTATTATTAGAGATGTTAATATCACATTTGAAGAAAATATTTGGGATTTAAACCCTGAAGGAATTGGAGTACAACCAATGTTAGCTAATGTAACATTACAAATTAGTTTTATTGGTGGACAAGGAATTGAAAAACCGGTAGAAAGATTACAAAATGCGTTATCTTCAAATTTCTATGCAAATACTGAAATGTACGATGAACGTTCAATTTCCACTGCAACACTTATAAATGGACAAGAAAAAGAAAAGTTTACTAAAGAATTTTTAGCGGACTTACAAAAGAAACCAGAATATAAATTAGTTGGTGACAATAAAGATAAACCAAAAGTAACACAGGGAAAATACATTGGTGATTTATCGGGAGATTCAATTAAGTACACCAATTTAGTTAATATGGTTTATAGTTCTGTCGGTGAATATTTTAACACATATCAATCCGCATATAATGAAATCATACCTAAGTATGGTAAAAAAATTGGATATATGTTTTTCTCACCAACGTATAGAACTTTTAGTGGAATGACAATTAACACAATTAGTGGAGATACAAGTACTGATAACATTGAATTATTAGGCGAATATCCATTAGTAAGAAATTTAGGATGGCATGCTGACAATTTCAAAGCAACATTAAAGTATTCAATCAACAACTATGATATGGTAAAAATATTAGGTTTCGAAGAAATATTTGAACCTAATATGTTTAGTGAGGAAAATGTTAAGATAAGAGAAGTTATTGTAAAAATAGTTTCAGATGTTATCGATAAATTTGTAACTATAGGTAGTGTTAAACAATTAGAATCATCAAGAAATAATGTAATTAGTACATTAGATAAAGTTAATTTCTTAGTTAGAAATCAAGGAGACGGTAAAATAGATGGTACAACATTTAGTAAATCACAATTATCAGGATTTACTAGTTCAAATTTCTATTCTGAATATTCTTCTGTAATTTCATATATTAAAGCACAACATTCAGATTTTACATCTGATTTGGATGGAACATTTGACTTTTTATTAGATTCAATCGATGATACTTTATTAACTGAATTTTTAAAAGTATTATTACAAGGACAAAGAGAAAATTTATTTAAGTTACTAAAAGAGAAATATGATTTTAGGACTGCAGATAAACTTTGTTTCAAGTATGATGATTTTATAACAACAGTTAAACCAAAAACTTTCAGATTAGGTAAATTCCCTAAAAGAAAAAATAGTAACGAGATAACTTATAAAATAGGTACCACTGATTATATAACAGACGATGACGTTAAAACAAGTCTATCAAATATTTTTAATAATGGTAGAGTAGATATAATAGGTACAACTTTAAATTATTATAAACCATGAGTAGAGAATATTACGATAGATACCAAGATTTTTTAATTGATGGGGAATTTAAAATTGTACCCGGTATTGAAATACCTATTAAAACATCTGACAAGTATCTACAATATAAAAAAGGTAAAGATAGATTAGATAAATTATCTCAAGAATATTACAACTCACCATTATATGGTTGGTTAATCATGTTGGCAAATCCATTGGCGGGAGGAATTGAATTTGAAATTCCAAACAATTTCTATCTTAGAATCCCCTTTCCATTGATTGCCTCTTTACAAGATTACAAAAGTGGTGTAGAATTGTATAAGTTATATTATGGGGAACAATAAAATAAATGAGAATGAAGACATACTAGTTAAAGTTGATGTAAATAATTTAATTTTCATCGACCCTAATAGTGTGCAAAATGGAGATAAAGTTGAAGAGAGGGGTGTAAAACAAGAAAACTTAGTAATGTTTGTTAATCTTGAGGCGGATTTAGTACCAAGAAGTACTTTAATTGCTGACGGAGGACAATCAACAACCGGTAACCTTACATCAATAGCGAAGGGAACTTTAAATTTTTTAAGCAATAAAGGTCAAAATGGCAAAGATTTTGACACTTCATGGACTGATTCATATACAGGTAAAGACACCATATTTGGAGTACTACCAACACAAAACGACGAAACCGCACAATCTTTCGGAATAGACAGTATCAATATCAATATAAAAGGTGCCAGTTTTATACCACAAATCAATATTAACTTTGTTGATGTTAGAGGAAAGACATTATTTGAATCTCCACAAAATTCACCATACGGTGCGTTTTTTCATTTACCTTGGCCCATATTTTATTTAACAATAAAAGGTTATTATGGTAAAGCAATTAGATATAGATTACATCTAACTAAGTTCAGTTCAAAATATAACGAGTCAAACGGTAACTTTGAAATTGCCACATCATTTGTAGGTTCAACATATGCATATTTAAATGATATCCCATTGAATGGTATTTTAAATGCACCTTATATGTACATGATTGAATCTGATGAACCTGCAAAGTACATCGAAACAAAGGGAGTACAGCAAAAGAAAATTAAAAAGTCATCTAAGGGATATGTTATGTTGAAGTCAGTTTATGATGAATACAAACAAAAAGGGTTAATCGCAAACGACTTTCCAACAAAAACACTTAGAGAGTTAATTGTTATTGCAAGAAGTTTAGATAAAATTTTAGAAAAAGAAATATTTGGTGGACTTGTAGATATGAAACTATTTGCAGGAATCCAAGACTATGAAAAGAAAATTCAAGATTTTGAAAACGCAGTAAAAAATTGGGCTAAAGTAAATTTGAGTTCAGAAATTGTTAACGTTGACGGAGTTGACTACAACAGAATGGCGGGTCAAAATAAAAATAGTGATTTAAAAATAAAAGGAAGTAAAAATGGAGGTACATTAGAACAAATCATTACAGACTTCCCTAAAAAATTATTAGAAACTAAAGTTTTTGCTGAAGGATTTATTCAAAAAGCATCTAACGATTTTAAAAAACAAACTTTTAGTTTTACAAACACAATAAAAGGAATTGACTTTTATGTTAAAGGACCCGGCTCAAATGGATATCTTGTTGCAATTCAAAGTCTATTAAAGGATATTTTCGATATACAAAAATCGTTCGTTGAACAAAGAAACAAATTGCAAGATTTGGTTGAAAAAAGAATGAACGAAATTGTTAAAGATAAAGATAAGGGAATTGGATTTGAACCGACAATTCGTAATATATTTGCGGTTATTCTTGCAAACGCGGAAGTGTACATTCGTTTGATGAAAGAAGTACATTATAAGGCTTTTGAAGTTGGTTCAACAAGAAGAGAAATATTATCGGGATTTAGTGATGAATCAAAAAGAAACGATTCGATATACCCTTGGCCTGAGGTTAAAAAACAGACATCCAACAAACAAAAAGTTGTTGCATATCCTGGTGACCCCGACTTACAGAAAAAATTACAAACATATAATAGAGCTCTTTGGCCTGAAATTGAATTTTTAGAAAACTATCAAGCTGTTGGTACTAAAAGACACGATTCATTAACGAATAATGAAGGAAGTGCAAGTAAGGTTGAATTTGTTTTTGAGAACGATTCACCAAACATAGATTTTGTTAACACATCAACATTGTTTAGTTTACAATCCAATGTACCTTATGTTAATAAATCAATTGCTTCTATATTATATGAAATTTGGGAAAGAGCAAGATATACCGTTTTAAATGATGAATTTACAAAAACAGGTATTGATGACTTATGGAAATCTGAATTTAATAACATTGAAAAAATGTTTGCAGAAGATAGTGACATAATTGCAGTTTTAAAGACTATCGATAGTATTGAAAAACTACAAAATTACTTACTATCTTTTTCACCATTTGAACGTTATCCTTATTACCAAGATAAAATACCGACAGTAACCTATATTAAATCTATTGAAGATAATTCATTCAAAATAGGTACAAACTATGGTTATACAACAAATAAAGATAACGACAGTAGTTTTAATCATATAAATAATAATTTAAAAAACCTAGAGTACGATATTAACCAAAGTTATAGATATAACATATATCCATTCAACTCAAGTTTATATTTGAACTATTTGGGTAAAGATGAATTCAATACCGATGATTTAAATTTAAAAAATTTATTTAATGTTAGAACAACTGAAGGTTTTATTGTGGGACCTAAGTTACCAATAAACTGGGTTAAGTCAGGTAAAAGTTCAAACATATTTGGTGAGAAAATACAATTAAATAAGAAGAGTTCTACGAACATTTTAAACACACCATATTTCCATAAACAACTTAGTAGTGATTTTAACAAAAGTTCATATGGAAAATACGTTGGTTCAGCATATCTTCTTTTAAATTCGTTACCGTTTATCGATTTAGAAGATAAATTTGATTTTGTTAATGGAACAACTAGATTATCTAGTATGTTTAAAGAAGTTGCTGCAACACATTATGTTCCATACCATTTAATTCTTAAATGGGGTTCATTATATCACAGATATAAGAAATATCTAACAGAGGGTGTTGATATTTTAAGACCAATTTTTACTGGTACCACAACAACAATTACAGATTCGTTTAATGGGGGAACGTTCTTTGATAATGGTAATGACCAAACATACACCATAAATGGAAAAAGTATAAAATACTCAACAACAAATGTTGTTGGTGTACACCCATTCTATGATTCAGTATACCATCAAATTGTAAATGGTTATACCCATTTTGATTACTATTCAGGTACAACCACAGGATACACACAACAAGTGACAAATGGTGTTATTAACACCGTTGAAGATATTGTTGGTAATAGTGGTAATTATTTCACAACATTTGTTAATAACTCAAAAACTTCATCTAACGATAAGTGGTTTACATTATTACCTTCTGTTGGTGGATTAAAAAATGAATATATTAGTTCGGAAATTGATTACAATGGTGACGAACAAAAAAATATGAGAATCATTTGGTGTTACGATGATGAACTTGTAAACACCACATTTAGCGGAAAGACATTTTTTGGATATGACCAATATAACAGGTCATATGATGAAGGAGTTAACTTCTACGAAATGGTTGATTTTGATGGTGGATTTTTCACTGGTTTAGATAAAAGTGACGATAACAAGTATTCATTAAAAAAGAATGGAAGTAATCGTAAAATCATAGATTTAATTGCAACATTCAGTCCACAAATATTGGATTCATTTGAAGATTGCTTCTTAGATTTTGCTTCTGAGAAAATTGTTGAGGAAATTCCATACAAGAAGTTCCCTGATTTTGAGGAAACTTCAATTGTAAATAATGAAACCAAAGTTACAAAAAAATATAGTGTAAAATATTCTAACTTCCAAGATTTATTGAAGGCTTTAGTGACTATCGATATTGATGCAAATAATGACAATACCGATAAAAACGCAATCGTACAAACATTAAAAACAAAACAATTAGAAAAATTACAAAACGTAACAAAGGAGATATTAAGTGAAACTAACTTATTAAAAATTACAATCGGTAATCCTAAAGAAATCATTCCAAACACATGGTATGGTTTTGGGGGTATTGATAACGTAAACACATTTAGTTATAATGAATATGATTCATCACAATATACTAATGAAAATCAAAATTTCATTAAATTATATATAGGTGAAGAACCTACAACTAATTGTTATAAGAACTTCTTTACAGTTAATAATGTAGAATTAAGTGAGGAGAATATTTTAAGATTTAGACCACTTATTCATATTTTTGCGGGTGGATATAGTAAAGGATTGTTTTCAACAAAAGAAGAATTCCAAAACTATCTAAAGTTAAAAGTATTAACACCTGCAACCAATAGAATGGATGCATTTTTAAACGGGTTAATACCAAAATTATCCACACTTGAAATAAAGAACAATAAGAACGAGGCTACAATTTTTAATGGGTATAATGATACTCCATTAAAACTTGAACTATATAATTTCTTTAAATCATTTAACGACAAGTGGGTTGCGGGTAATTCGTTAGGACAAAGAACATTATTAGAAGAATTTTTATTTTTAGATAAAGCAAATAAAGATATTGGAGACCAAGCATATTTGAGTTTGGAAAAATTATTACCATTAGAAGATTCTAAAAATGATAATGCAAACTTATATAGTGTTATATCAATGTTAATCCAAGGAACGGGATTTGACATGAGAGCATTACCGTCATATGTTAATTTTTATGGAACAAATCACACAACAAAATCTAAAATTGTTCCATCTAAAAAAATTGCAAACAATATGTTTGGTACATTCTTAGATGTGGATTACCAAGAATCGTCACCTAAAATTGTAATTCAATATGTTGGTCCAACATCTAAACATTTAGAATTAGAAGATATTAACAAAAAATATAATTTTAAAAACGATAGTGGTAATTTATTTAACGGTGTGGGTAGTCCATTAGTAATAACCGCGCCACAAGTATTCCAAAACGGAGATTTATCAAAATCAAATAAAGTTGTGGCTTTTGAAGTTAGCATTGGTGACCAAAACCAAGGAATTTTTAAAAGTGTACAATTAGACCAAACGTCAATTAGAAACACAACAGAATCATTCAACGTAATTGAAAATTTAGGTCGTTCAGAAAGTGGTGCGGGTGCACATCAAATTGATATAGGTTTATTTGACATATATAGACAAGCATCTTATACTTGTGATGTGACAATGATGGGTAATGTAATGGTTCAACCAACAATGTATTTTTATCTAAAAAATGTGCCATTATTTAGAGGTTCGTATTGGATTACAGAGGTTACACACAATATTAGAAATAATAATATTATAACATCCTTTAAAGGTACAAGAATACCTTACGCTTCGTTACCAGACCCGGCAGATTCATTCTTATCAAGTTATAGAGTATTGTTTGATAAAGTAACAAGAAGTGCGGTTGCAAAGGTAAAAGAACAAGAAAATACAACACTAACTGGTTCAACTAAATTCCAAAACACAATTACTACAACGGATGGTAATTCTGTTGTAATTGATAATGGAGGTAAAACAGTAAAAGGTGAAGAATTAGTGAAACAAATGGGATGTACAAGTGCGGGTGTACCATATAATGGATGGAATGGTGAAAAGTATGTACAAAAAGTAACATACAACAATAAAACATATCTAAGAGCACTTGCGGTTACAATGGGTGGACCAAATTATCCAATAAGTGACGATACATCAATGAGTGTTATTGCAAGACAAACAACATTCACAGTATATAACACCACATTAGGTAATTCAGATGATAAGGTATTGTTAAAGTGGTCAAATATAAAAGACTCTAAAAAAAGATTCTATTCTATTAAATTTGACTATAGTGTTGCAAAACCAGATATTATAATAGGTAAGACGGCTAAATTTTACAAACCAAGTGACATTGGTAAAGAAATAACGGTTAACCCGATACCAAATACATCTAATCAAATATTGGTAAACGATATTGTTGGTTCGGTTAATAATGGTCCTAATATTGTTGGATACGGTATTGGATTGTCAAAACAACTAATGAAGGATTTGAATATTCAAGACGGAGACGTTGTTTATTTTAATATTGAGTAAGAATATTAAGATATTTGGGATATTTATACATATAACTTAAAAATTATGGAAAATAATACATTAAAGGCTGTAGACCAATTCTTAAGTCCAAAACAAATTAGAAATGTTTCTAATGACGGAATGGAAAGAGAAGAATGTGATTTAATGACAGGTGAATGTTATACAATCAGAGAAAAAGACGGAATTGTTGAAAGAATAAATAAAAAATATATTACCAACGACGGTAGACAATTATTACAAGACTAATACTATGTTAGAAAAAAAATTATTAGAAGAAGTTAATCGTTTTAGAGCAATAAACAAATATGGCTCAAAAATGATAGTAGAACAAGAGGCACCGGAAACAGATTTACCTGATTTAGGTGCAGACCCAGCGGCTGACCCTGCTGCGGGATTGGAAACTGAGCCTGCGGCTGACGCGGAGGTTGCACCAGAAACTGCATCACCTGAAGCACCGGCTCCTGAAATGGATTCAACTGAAGAAGTGGATATTACGGATTTGGTTAACATGGTTAAAAGTGTTAAAAAAGACCAAGAAGATAGTAATGGTACACATACTGAAATTGTAACTAAAATGGATGATGTGTTCAGTAAACTAAGTGATTTAGAAAGTAAATTATCACAAATGGATGCGGTTATGGCTAAAATCGACCAATTAGGTGCTACGGTGGAGGCTAACAAACCAAAAACAGAAGTTGAAAAATTAGAAATGCGTTCTTTAGATTCATATCCATTTAATCAAAAACCACAAGAATTCTTTGCACACAAACAAGATGAAATGAGGGCTAGTGGTAAGAATGAATATGTATTAACAAAAGATGAGGTTGATAATTATTCACCCGACCAAATAAAAACAAGTTTTAACCCAAATGAAGAAGATGAAGTTAAATTCTAATGTAAATTTTTTAGTGGGTTTACAACAACAAATGAGAATATGTCATTGGCAAACTAAGGGTATTGCTAGACATGAGGCATTTGGTGGATTTTATTCTGATTTAGACGAGTTAATTGACGATTTTGTGGAGCAGGCAATGGGTAAATACGGTAGATTTGTATTGGATGATGAAACAAATACTATACAATTGGCAAATTTATCTGATATTGATATTAAAGGATTAGTTAATACCACAAGAGAGGCTTTAGTTCAAATGACTGAACAGTTAGACTCCTCAGACACAAATTTATTAAATCTTAGAGATGAGATTTTAGGATTATTAAATAAATACGCGTATCTATTTACGATGGAATAATAAAAAATTATATACAAAATGATATCAGGTTCGGCAGCAACATCTACAACAAATTCAACAAGAGGTAATTTAACTTACATTAGTACAATGGTAAGTGGTGCCACATTGGAAGGAAAATACAGTATTTTTGCGGATGAAAAAATAATGGATGATAACATGGCCTATGTTTTATCAACAACATATGGTTATAATGTTACCAAAAAAACGGATGTAATGGGTACGTTTACCAATTACTTGATAAATTGGGGAGCTCCTGCTGAAAGTTCTGGAACTATTTTATTTAATGGTTTAGACCCCGCTAGTGGAGGTTCTTATGTATCTGCACCAAAAGGAACAATTGCAACATGGTTGCCGGGTACAGGTGATTACACAATCGAATGGTTCCAATACCAAACTACATTATCAAGTCACCCAAGAGTATTCTCAATTGGTCCTGACACCGCAGCAACACTTGGTGTGAGTATTGAAGGTAATAAAGTGTATACTTGGCCAAATGGAAACAACTGGGCGATTGGTAAAACATATCAAAACACTTGGATACATGTTGCATTAGTAAGAACTAGTGGTTCTACAAAATGTTATATAGATGGTTCTTCAGTAGGAACCGCACAATCTGATTCAGTAAATGTTACAGGTGCATTGAAAGACCTATTTATTGGTGCTGATGGTGAAACCGCAGGTGACGGATTCCCAGGTAAAATCACTAACTTCCGTTGGACAAATTCGGCGGTTTATACGGGAAACTTTACAAGACCAAGTTCACCATTGACGGTATTACCACAAACTAAATTGTTAATGTTAGGAGGTTCACCTACTAATCCGGTGGTAGATTCAACAGGAATTAACGTATTGACAAATTACAATACAACTTGGGGTCCTGATTCACCGTTCTTATAACAAATAAAAAAATATTAAAAAACTTTAACCCGGATTTCCAAATTCGGGTTTTTTTATCTATATTTTAGTATAAATGTATCTTTAATTAAATTTTAACAACATGTCTACATTTGATGCAGTACTTGCACAGTACGAAAAAAACAAACAAGCCACAAGTGGCAACGCAAACAAAATGTCCTCAGAGGACAGAATGAAACGTTATTTCACAACCGTATTACCTAAGGGTTCTAAAGGTGAAGAAAGACGTATCCGTATTTTACCTACAAAAGATGGTTCTTCACCATTTGTTGAGGTGTACTTCCACGAAGTTCAAGTGGATGGTAAATGGGTTAAATTGTATGACCCGAAACAAGAGGGAAAACGTTCTCCTCTTCATGAAGTATACGAGGGTTTAATGATGACAGGTGTTGATTCTGACAAAGAATTGGCTCGTCAATATCGTTCTCGTAAATTTTATATCGTTAAGGTAATTGACCGTGACCACGAACAAGATGGTCCTAAATTTTGGAGATTTAAACACAATGCAAAAGGTGATGGTATCTTAGACAAAGTGTTCCCAATTTTCCGTAATAAAGGTGATATTACTGACCCTGAAAAAGGACGTGATTTGATTTTATCATTGACATTGGCTAAGTCAGGAAATGGTAAAGAATACACAACAATCAATTCTGTTATTCCTGAAGATGCGGGTGTTTTACACACAGATGCAAACATCGCAAAAACATGGATTGATGATGAATTGACTTGGTCTGATGTTTATTCTAAGAAAGGTGAAGACTACTTAGAAATGGTTGCTAAAGGTGAAGTTCCTCGTTGGGATTCAAATAGTAACAAATGGGTTTCTAACCTACAAGCAGAAGAAACAATCGGTGGTAATCAACCAAAAACATCAACTCCTGTGGTAGACCCACAAGAAGATGATGATACAGATTCTGATTTACCATTCTAATTTACACGGGGTGGTGAAATATCCACCCCATTTTTAAAACAATTATATGGCAGGTATTAAAAAAACAGATTTCTCAGCAATCAAGAAGAAATTCTCTAAAGAGGCGGAATACAAAGCCGACCGTTTCTTTGATTTGGGAGACGCTTTCTTGGAAGCCACGGGTATTCCGGGTCCTGCAATGGGACATATCAATATGTTATTAGGACATAGTGATACGGGTAAAACCACGGCATTAGTAAAAACGGCGGTAGATGCACAAAAAAAGGGAATCCTTCCCGTGTTCATTATTACTGAACAAAAATGGAGTTGGGAACACGCTGAGTTAATGGGATTTGATAAAGACGGAGAATATCTTTTCAATAGTGATTTCGAATACATTGAACAAATCACAGATTACATCAATGAATTGATGGATGCACAAGAGAAAGGAGACATCCCTTACGATTTATTATTCCTTTGGGATTCAGTTGGTTCGGTTCCTTGTAAAATGACTTATGATGGTAAAGGTGGTAAACAACACAACGCATCAGTTTTGGCTGACAAAATTGGAATGGGTATCAACCAACGTATTTCAGGTTCAAGAAGAACTGACAAACCTTACACAAACAGTTTGGTTATTGTTAACCAACCTTGGGTAGAATTACCTGACAATCCTTTTGGACAACCAAAAATCAAAGCTAAAGGTGGTGAAGCTATTTGGTTAAACTCATCATTAGTATTTTTATTCGGTAACCAAAAAGGTGCAGGTACTACTAAAATCTCTATCACTAAAGATAAGAGAAAAATCAGAATCGCAACACGTACTAAAATCTCAATCAGTAAGAACCACATCAACGGTGGTGGATATGAGGATGGTCGTATCTTGGTAACTCCACAAGGATTTATGCATGGTAAAGACGATACTGAAGAAAAACGTTCTATCGAAGAGTACAAACGTGATAACGGAGAGTACATCGGTAAACAATTAGGTGTTAATGTTACAGACATCGCAGATACACAAGTTGTAACAGAGGATAGTGATTTATAATAATTTTTTTAATGTCTGTTTTATTAGTAGATGGTGACAATTTACTTACGATTGGTTTCTATGGTGTTAAAAACGCCTTTCATAAGGGAGAACACATTGGGGGAATTTATCATTTTCTTAATACTCTTAGAAGAACATTTGAGACATACAATTTAGACAAGATAGTTGTATTTTGGGATGGATTTGAAGGGTCCCAAACTCGTAAGAAAATTTATGCACCATACAAAGAAAACAGAAAATCACGTCTTCGTTCTGAAGAAGAAATAAGTTCTTACACTTACCAAAGAGATAGAATTAAACAATATCTTGAGGAGTTGTTTGTAAGACAAGGAGAGTATGAGTATTGTGAGACTGATGATAACATCGCTTACTATACTCAGAACTCACCAAAAGAAAATAAAATCGTTTATTCTTCAGATGGAGATTTAACCCAATTAGTTTCAGAAAATACACAAATTTACAATCCGTCACACGGAAAATTATATAAACAAAGTGATATTATTGTTTACAACCACGAAGAAATCTTAATTGAAAACGTTAAGTTAGTTAAGATGATGTGTGGAGATTCATCAGACAACATTGCAGGTATAAGAGGAATGGGTGTTAAGAGATTTTTGTCTCTTTTCCCTGAACTAAAAACAGAACAACTTTCTGTTGAACAAATTAAGAACAAATGTGAAGAAATCTTTCAACAAGATAAACATAATAAACTTGTTGCGAATTTATTAACAGGAGTTACAAAATATGGTGTATTAGGTGAGGAGTTTTTTGATGTGAACAATCGTATTGTAAGTTTAGATGAACCTTTTTTAACTGACGAAGCAAAAGAAAATATAAATTTACTAATAAACGAAAATTTAGACCAAGAAGGTAGGTCATATAAAAACGCGATGAGAATGATGAGGGATGATGGGATATTCAACCTATTACCAAAATCAGATGACGGGTTCGTTAAATTTCTAAACCCATTCCTTCGATTAACAACAAAAGAGAAAAATAAAAAAATGATTAAAATTAAAAATTATGACTAATCAACAACAAGACATCACAAAATTCGAATTTTTATTGACATTAGATGGAAATATCATCTGTCAAAGATTTTTTAACGTGAAAGACCACGTTGACCAAGCAAGACGTTCAATGGATTTACATTATTATGTAAAAAATATTTGTGACGATATCGCTGAAGATTTGAAAATAAAAAGTTCCAATTATCTGTGTGAAAATGCAAATTTTTTCCTATCTTCGGACTATGTGGAAGATTCAAATGAGAAGGACAGAGAGCACTTTTTATTGGAAATAAAGCTAAACGAAAGTGTATTTATTCAAAGGATATTCCCCGCATATTATTATCACCCAAAAGTAAGATATACGGTAGATATTCGTCCAAGACTTAAAAGAATTTTGTCAGATTTAACTGACATCTTGTCTTCAGAAGAATTGGAAACAACGTACTTGAACTATCAATTATAATTTTAAAACATATATACAACATTTAACATGGAAGAGAGAAATTTTGGACATTTAGGATTTTCATTTCAGCAGTCATTATTAAAGGCAATCATAGAAGATAAAAAGTACGGAGAGACAATTATTGATGTAATAGAAAGTAAGTTTTTTGATAATAATTCTTTTAGATATATTATGGAAAATCTTAAGGAATTATATAAGACATACAATAAAATTCCCGATTACAATACAGTTGCACAGAAAATAATGGCGGAAAATGTTGGTAAAGACTCTTCTAGAGTACACATCGATACGTTAGAGGCAATTAAAGAAAATAGTCAAGATATTGAATATCCTAAAACAACGGCACTTAATTTCTGTAGACAACAAAATCTTAAAAAAGAATTAAAACTTGTTGAAGGTATTATTCAAAACGGTGATTTTGAATCCTATAGTAAGATTGAACAAATCATTCAAAAAGCACTTCAAGTTGGAGTTGTCGGTGATGATGCGACTGATGTATTTCATGATATTGATGGAGCATTAGAAAAAGATTTTAGACACCCAATCCCAACAGGTATTGTTGGTATAGATAATCTATTAAAAGGTGGTTTAGGTATCGGTGAATTAGGAGTCGTATTGGCTCCAACCGGTACTGGTAAAACAACTTTACTGACTAAATTTGCAAACACAGCGTTCAACTTAGATTATAACGTACTTCAAATATTTTTTGAGGATAATCCGGGTAATATTAAACGTAAACATTATACAATTTGGTCTGAAATTGCACCTGACGAACAACCTGAATTTAAAGATATCGTTAAAGAAAAAGTTGATGAAGCTCAAAGTCGTTCAAAAGGTAGTATTAAACTTTTAAAATTGGCGAGTGATAACATCACTATTTCTGAAATTAAATCTAAGATTAGAAAAATGAATTCGGAAGGGAATAAAATTGACTTGTTGATTATTGACTACGTTGATTGTATTTCACCCGAAAGAAGTACTAACGGAGAAGAATGGAAAGGTGAGGGTTCTATTATGAGAAGTTTAGAATCTATGACCACAGAATTCAACATGGCAATTTGGACCGCAACACAGGGTAATCGTGAATCAATTTCATCTGAAGTTGTAACAGGTGACCAAATGGGGGGTTCAATTAAGAAGGCACAAATTGCACACGTTATTCTTTCTATTGGTAAAACATTAGAACAAAAAGAACATAATTTGGCAACATTAACATTACTTAAATCTCGTATTGGTAAAGATGGTGTTGTATTCCAAAACTGTAAGTTCAATAATGAATTTTTGGTTATCGATACCGAAATGCAAAATACATTACTTGGACATGAACAAGATAAGACCGCTAATAACGCAAATAGAGCAAGAGAGGCGTTTTTAAAGAGACAAGAATTACAAAATAAATAAAAGAAAGAAAGAAATAAAGATGAGTAAATTATTTACGGAAAGAATACCATTTAAACCATTTGAATATCCCGATTATTATAATGAGGGGTGGTTAAAACAAATGCAGGCGTTTTGGTTACACACCGAAATTCCGATGCAGGGTGATGTTAAAGATTGGAATGAAAATTTAAATGAATCGGAAAAACATTTAGTTGGTAACATTCTATTAGGTTTTGCTCAAACGGAATGTGCGGTTTCCGATTATTGGACGGGTATGGTTACTAAATGGTTTCCAAAACATGAAATCAGACAAATGGCTATGGCGTTTGGTTCACAAGAAACTATACACTCAATTGCATATTCTTATTTAAATGAAACATTAGGGTTAGATGATTTCGAAGGTTTCTTACATGACGAAACAATGAAAGAAAGATTTGAATTATTGACTAATACAACCGCTGATTGGACACCTAAAGATTTAGATACAAATCATAAAGCAAGGGTTGAAGTTGGCAAGAGTTTAGCAATATTTTCAGCATTTGCTGAAGGGGTTGCTTTATATTCTTCATTTGCGGTTCTTTACTCATTCCAAATGAGAAACCTATTAAAAGGTATTGGACAACAAATGAAGTGGAGTGTTAGAGATGAATCTTTACATTCTAAAATGGGAGTACAATTATTTAGACATATGTGTCAAGAATTTCCAGAATTATTGGATGAGGCTAAGGATGATATCTATACCGCATCAAAAATAATTATGGAATTAGAACACAAATTTATTGATAAGATTTTTGAAATGGGTGATTTAGAGAATCTTAAAAAAGATGACCTAAAACATTTTATAACAAAAAGGGTTAATGAAAAATTAGCTGAATTAGGTTATACTGAATTTTATGAGTATAATGAAAAGAAAGCATCTCAGTTAGATTGGTTCTATCATTTAACTGGAGGCGTAACCCATACTGATTTCTTTGCTTTAAGACCTACAGATTATTCAAAGTCAGGTGAAGGTGAGAATTGGGATGACATTTTTTAAATAAAAAACAGATTTATTATATATGAAAAATTACGGAGAAGAACTCGGTTGGGAGCTTGATGTGGATTTTCCAAATTGGGGAAACACAGAAATTTATGTTAAAACAATTTCAAAAGGTTATTTATTACCTGGCGAAAAACCAAAAGATGCGTATTGGAGAGTTGCAACAACTGTTGCAAAAAGATTAGGTAAACCACATTTAGCAACTAAATTTTTTGATTACATTTGGAAAGGTTGGTTATGTTTAGCTACACCGGTTTTATCAAATACAGGAACCGATAGAGGTTTACCAATTAGTTGTTTTGGTATTGATGTTGGTGATAGTATTTTTGAAATTGGCAATAAGAATTTAGAGTTAATGTTACTTGCTAAACACGGAGGTGGTGTTGGTATTGGTATTAACATGATTAGACCTGCAGGTGCTAAAATTACAAATAACGGAACATCAGATGGTGTTATTCCATTTATTAAGATTTATGACTCAACGATTTTGGCAACAAATCAAGGTTCAGTTCGTAGAGGTGCTGCATCTGTTAACATTAAGATTGACCACAAAGATTTTGAAGATTTCTTAGAAATTAGAGAACCAAAAGGTGATGTAAATAGACAATCATTAAATTTACACCAATGTGTTGTTGTGAGTGATAAGTTTATGAAGAAATTAGAAGAAGGTGATACTGAAGCAAGACGTAAATGGGGTAAGTTACTTCAGAAACGTAAAGCAACTGGTGAACCATACATTATGTACAAAGGTAATGTTAATAAACAAAACCCTGAAATGTACAAAAAGAATGGTTTGAAAGTTCACATGACAAATATTTGTTCTGAAATTGTTTTACACACGGACGAATCACATTCATTTGTATGTTGTTTATCTTCTTTAAATTTAGCAAAATATGATGAATGGAAAGATACGGATTTAGTTTATACATCAACAATCTTTTTAGATGGGGTGTTAGAAGAATTTATCCAAAAAGCTAAAAACTTAAGAGGTTTTGATAATGCTGTACGTTCAGCAGAAAAAGGTAGAGCATTAGGTTTAGGTGTATTGGGATGGCACACATACTTACAACAAAAAGGTGTACCATTTGAAGGATTAACCGCACAATTTGAAACTCGTAAAATCTTCTCTCAAATTAAAATTGAGAGTGAAAGAGCAAGTAGAGATTTGGCAAAAGAATTAGGTGAACCATTATGGTGTAAAGAAAGTGGAATGAGAAATACACACTTAAGAGCGGTTGCTCCAACTGTATCCAACTCTAAATTGAGTGGAAATGTTAGTAGTGGTATTGAACCATGGGCTGCAAACGTATTCACGGAACAAACATCAAAGGGAACGTTTATTCGTAAAAATCCAGAATTGGAGAGAGTACTACGTAAATTGGGTAAAAATACAAAAGAAGTTTGGGACCAAATTTTAGCTGATGGTGGTTCAGTACAAGGATTAGATTTCTTAGATGAATGGTGTTTTGTTGACGGTAAAGTGGTTTTATGTAATGAAGTAAAAGAAGAGGACAATTATAAAATGTCATCAGTAAAAGAAGTGTTTAAAACTTTCAAAGAAATAAATCAATTAGATTTAGTTAAACAAGCGGGAGTTAGACAACAATATATCGACCAAGCGGTTTCATTAAACTTAGCATTTCCTGCAACTGCAGACCCTAAATGGATAAACCAAGTTCACTTAGAGGCTTGGAAACAAGGGGTTAAAACACTTTACTATATGAGAACTGAATCGGTATTAAGAGGTGATATAGCAGCACAAGCAATGAATCCTGATTGCGTAAGTTGTGAGGCTTAAAGATAATGGGAGACTCCCTCAAAGTACTACTGTCGTCAAGGCGTACCTTGAGCTTCCAGGTTTTGAGAATACAGGGGGTGAATATCAAGACACTATATTAAATCCAGCTTCGGCTGGATTTTTTATTTATTACCATTTCATAATAGTTTATATTTATTG